CAAGCCCCAATGAAGCGCGCGTACTGCGCCCATGCTTTCTCATCGCGACGTGACACGTCAGCAAGTAGTGACGCGGATATCGCGCGCGCCCAGGGACGCAGGATGACGGAATACCGATCAAGCAAACGCGTCAATGTGTCCAGGTCATGCGGACTACCGCTCGCCATACCCTTGACGAGATCGCCTATGTGCTTTGCAACGCTGCGTAACTGCACCGTGAACTTAACCTCAGCATTGCGTACTCTAGCAAATGCCTCGCGCTCCTTGCGCGTATCCCGCCGCGCGTCACCCACTCTAGCTGCGGGCAACGACAACGGCGGGAGAGCATCAGGCATCGCTTGACTTTACGCAGCGGCCGGGGGCGGAGGCGGAGGCGTCGCTGCTGCCACAGCCGCATTGAGGTCATTTGTCAACGTCGAGAGCTGACTGGACAGCGATGCCATCTGCGCGAGCTGGGCTGGCGTTGCAGTACCGCCACCTGACGCGACTTCCTGCTGCAAGGTGACGACCTGCGCAGCAAGCGAAGAGATCTCAGTAGCAGCTCCAGTCACGGCAGTCGTCAGCGTCGCAACGTTTGCCGCTTCAGTCGTCAGTTCGTTCTGCAAGTTGTCGGACATCTGTATCACCTTCTGTAGTTGCTGTTGAAGGTTGGCCACCTCCCCCTGGACTATGGCCAACTGTGCAGGTGTCGCCCAGGGTAGTCTAAATAGAGGCATCGGCGATCTCCTCTGCCACTAACCTCTATCTGATCGATGGCGTAGGCACGCGATCACAGAGCAGTGACTCAAGCTCTAGCATACGCTTGTGCGAGTCATTCAAAAGCTCGGTGAGAGTACGAGCACGATGCTGCACAGTAGGTTGCGCCGCTTTCTTCTCGCTAACGCTGCTCACAGCTTGCAAATGCGTGCCGCGCACTTCAACAAGAAGTGTGTCCAACCGATCGCGCAGATTCGATGCGGACATGAGCTGCTCAGACAGCTCTTCCGCAAGGTTGAATGCGCGATCTTCTGTTTGTCCGGCTTGGTTCATCTGGTTCATGCTACTCTCCCTCCTCTACTTCACGGCGCGAACTGGCGGCTCACCTCGCCCATAGCGATGGTTGTCAAGCCATCCCTTGAGCGCTGCGACAGTCATCTGGCGAATAGTGCCGATGCGGTCTGATCCCCGACCATCAGAGAACGCTGCTTTGTATGCAGTCAGCGCTTGCTCGCGCGACGAGAAGCGCAGCATGCACTTGTGCTCATCGAACACACCGCTATCTGGGTTCAATTGCTCGATCACCCAACACTGCTCCTGCTTCTCGTCGTCGCCGATGAAGCAATCCATTTGCTCGCGAGGACCTTCAGCCGATGATGTGCCACTAATATACCCATAATGCGCAGGCATCACTGTCGACCAGCCATACCCTTTGCGCGCCTCGCCTTTCGGCGTCTCGATGATGCATGTCAGCGGCCCGACATCGACCATGCTGAGCGCATCCATCTGCCGCGCGCGAATGATGTGGCGCAGGAGTAGCGCATTGCCTGACAACGGGATGCCTTGATCGTCTGTGTCGTCGGGTTTCTCGCTTTCAGCCTGCGGTCCCTCGAGCAGCGGTTCTGTGTTCTCACCAGCAGCGGGGGTCTGGGTGCTTTCAGGCATCGCGGGAGCAGCGCCGCTCATGCCTGGACCTCCCTGCATTGGCATCCCTGTCTGCGGATCGACCTCTGGCTGTCCAGGCAGAGGCGCTAATGCGTCGGCCTGTTCCGCCATGTCGAGATCTTCGTCCGTGATGTTGCTGCCAAACCCTGTGATGCGCGAGGACTGGCGAATCTCCATCATAGCGGTCTTCAGCGTGAAGACGCGATCCTGCAGTAGATTGCTCGTCGCACCTGCGATCGTGCCGGCGATCTGCGACTTCTCGAGCTCAGTCAACTGCCATAGCGGCGCAAACTTGTAGTTGAACCCATCTGGCAGCGGTTCACCAAAATGCGACTGATGCGTGATGTGGAATAGGCGTGTGACAAACCGCCGCAAGCGCGCTTCCTGTTGGCTGCGCGTACCATCATAGTAATTGCGCAGGTCGCTATCGCCAGTCGAGTTCAGTCCTGCAGGCGACTGCGCGAACAAGCGCGTCATGGGAATGTCAGCGGCACCCGCGACCTGCTGCCCGAATTGCAGCATCATGTCGGACAGCCCAGCAAACGTGTATGACTGCGACTCAAAGTCGTCGGCTTTGTCAAGGACCGTCATGCCCTCAATCGACTGCATGACACGTATGAGCTGCATGAACTGCTTGACAGCATCCGCCATCTTGCCGCCAGCAGCGATGATCTCCCGCAGGTTCTCAATCTTGAGTACGCGTAGGTGCGCTTTGTAGATGAGCTGCGCAGCGCCTTGCGTTGACGAGTCGAATGCGATCATGCGATCGAACACCGGCTCGATCACCGACGCACCCCAACCATTCTCAGTGATCAACTGCCAGTAGGGCAGCTCAATGCCATCCAAGCGTATGCAACGCGAATGGTGAATCTTCATATTGGGGATTGACCGCGCATCAGCGACCGTGTCATAGAACTTTGGCATACCAAAGTCAGGCCCGAAGTCAGTCACGGGGTTTTCGATATGCGGCCATACCATCCAGCGATCGAGGACGAGTATTCCCTTGAACTGATTTTTGCTGACAGTCTCAACGCGCAAGGGGGTTGAGATGTCCTGCCCCTCAATCATGATGACGCCAAGCGCACCGCCATACAGGCGCGACCACTTGAGCACACTATTGAGCCGCGACCAAATCTGCAAGTCGTTCCAATACTGGTTCAGCGAGTCAATGCGGTCGGGCGGCATGTCCGACTCAATGTTGACCCCTTCCCGCGTCATGTCGTCAGCGACTACGTCAACGACCTTGCGCACGAGCCATGCGCCACGATACATCCACTCGAGTAGCGTATGGTTGCGGCTGAGCGGATTAAACCCATAGGTCGACGCGGACGAAAGGTTGTTCGTGCCATACCCAAGGTTAGCAGCAAAGTTCTGGAAGCTGTCTGCTGTACGCACACGCGCGATGGAGTCGCTCGTGTATGCCTGCACGCGCACGCGCGGCTTGATAGGTGCGATAGGCGCGTCACTCACTTGCTTGACATCTCCTGCTGCTGCTGACGTAGTAATGCCAGCGCTTGGCTCAGCTTGCTGCTGCACTCGTCAAGGCGGTCGGCAGTCAGCGCACGCACATCCTCGTTCTTGTTAGCGTACTCAATGATGGAGTCGAAGGTCCGGGGTTGTTTAGGCTTCACGATAGCAGCGGGATGCGGCGCGCACCCCTGCTCGAGATCTGCAGGAAGGTGCATGTAAGGCGCAGTCGTTGCTTGCTGCGGCGCATGCGTGCAGCAGCTAAACATCATCAACAGGCTTGCAGGAACCAGACGCAAGGATCAGTGCCCTCTGCCAGTCAGCGGTGTGTTGCTTGCCTTCTCAATCTGCTCAACGCGTACCTCGTGATTGACGTCATGCTGTTCAAGCGTATTGAGGCGCTTGCTTGATTCGCCCTGCTCCGCCTGCAGTGACGCAATCTGCTGACGCAAGACATCCAGCTGATCAGCGCGCGGACCAGCACCAACGGCTGCTGCTAGTGCTTGTGTCTGCTTTGCGAGCTCTTGCATTGAGGCTGTCACCATAGTCACACGCTCATTGATCGTCTGCACCTGCGCGGCCGTCTTCGCGGCATTGACGTCATCCCGCGAGAACACGCCAGACAAGCCAAGGATGAGCGTCAGCGTCGCAGCAGCAGCGCCAATGATGATTGCGACCGCTTGCCATGCCGACGCGTTACGTTCGAAATGTTGCCGAGCTCCATCAACCACTTTTTTGCCCCATGTCTTTGGCTCGCGGTTAACTACCTCATCAAGTTTGATGATCGACGCCAGTTGCATCGGAAGCCTCCTTCAGCATTGGGTTGAGCGAGCAACAAAAATGCTGCTCGCCGCTCGCGTTGCTTAAATGATAGCTCCCGGACCTTAGCGCCCCAAAGCGGGGCGACATATTGCTAGCTAATGCAGGTCGCTAAGAATTGACTCCTTGTGCGTGATCCGAGGCTGGATCATGCCAAAGAACATGCCTTGAATCAGCGTGCCGTACCAATGCCAGATGCCTGCCTCGCTTACCGGAGATACAAACACAGGCGTGTTGAGAGTGACATTAGGCCATTCCCCGCGCACTGTCCACTCAGGACGTCCGCGCCCATGACCAACAAAATGTATAAGACCGTGCCGACCACAACCACACGGGCATGCAAAGCGGACAGCGGATGGCGTTTCATCGTCATCCCAGTACAAGAAGTGGAACGCACCCGGCTGGCGCTTGATGATGTCTGTCGACGTCGCTGGCACCTCGAACGCTTGCACTTGTAAGCCAGTCCTCATTTGATCCCCCCTCAGAAGGCAGCAATGGTACGGTGCGCGTGCCGAAAGGTATCTCGCCGCGCACACGATCAACCATCTCATTGCTATTGGGCGGCAAGTACATGCGCTTCCAGTCAGGCGTTGTCGGGGGCGGCGCGGCATTAGCTGCCAATGCTTGCGTGATCTGAGTATGACTCGGTAATCCCAAGCGTAAGCGGCGGTCAGCAATCGTGTGTACGTTGATACCCATGCGTTCAGCTATGTCAGTGTTACGCAGGGGCGGGCGGAGATTGCAGAGAGCTATTAGCTCAGCATCACGCTTAGGCCAGTACAAAGACGATCCACGTATAGGCATTAGCGCGCATCCCTAAGGCACTTTCGCAATCGCATGGCATATATCGCCAACCTCATACCAGACCATCCAAGCACGCGTGCCGTTCGCTAGCAGCACTTGCTTTGAGCAGGATGAGTAGTCGCCTTCCTGCTGATGCTTGATAGTCGGATCAGCAACCAATTGCGGCGCAAACGGTGCGACATGGTCATCGAGAAACTGCACAGTCCATGCGCCGCAGAAGAATAGCACCATGAGCGCTATGGTTGTGATCAACGCCCAAAGACCGCGCGGCGCATGCTTCTCATTGATGATAGGCGGCAGCACGCGTTGCAGTTTGCCGTGTCGATGCACATACATCATTGCGTACCCATCTTGAGCGCCTCAGCAAGCGTGAGTTCACCCCATGTGCAATCAACGCCATACCCTTCGCCGCGTTCAACTGCTTGCCGCGCATTAGCATGCGCAAACATCACATAGGCTTTAGCGGCACCATGCGCGTAGGCATACCGCCCACCTTGAGGAGGCGTGCGAAGTTGCATGCCTCGCGGCGAGTACATGCGAAACACATCACCCGCCTTGAGATCACGCACCTCAACATACGACCACTTCTCGGACACACGGTCGTAGCGCATAGCGTACGTCCGCTCATCTTTCGGCGTCTCCGGCCACTCGTCATCCATCAGCGCGGCTTCACTTCTGCGAGCTCGTGACAAGTATCACCCGCCTCAGCCCAGACGATCTCGGCGACAGTACCATCAGACAGCAGCGCTTCACCAGCGCATGCGACCTTGCCGCTACTCCTGCCAATCGTAGCAGGCGGCGCTGACGAACGTACTATGGCTGACAGCACAGACGCATGCACAGGCGGCGGATCATCGACTGCGCTCACGAACATTACTATAGATGCGCCGCCTAGCAGCGCTACCACGACCCACGTGAGCAGCGCGCGGATCATAACCGGTACCGGACATAGCTCATCCGCCGCCCCAGCCGATACTCATTCCATTGCTGATGCCAGAGCGCACTTGCTTCCTGCGATGTCGTGATGCAGATCTCCCACCTGCCATCGCGGAACATGTAGACTGTATAGCGTATCATCCTGCCAATTTCTCCCAAACGCCAAGACCACCACGCTTGGTAATATACCCGTCAAGCGAGTAACCGACCGCATCCCACCCATGGTTGTGCGCGTCGACTACTATCGGCAGTATCAGCGGCTGCTTTGTGACTGGATCAATACGCTTCTCGTCAGTCTTGTAGGAATAGAGCCTCGCCTCCTGCGCCATACCGACGCAGCGCTCGTGAATGTGAATCTTGCCAAAGCCCTTCAGGTGCGAGATGCGGTCTTCAACGCACCCCTGCCACTTGAGTGCAGCAGACATGTTGATGCCTTGCCGCAATACATAGCTGATCGTCTCCGGCCGCGCGTTGTCCGCCTTCACCGGCCAGTCAGTGATACCAGGAATGCCCTCGTACTGCATGCCGCTGATTGGTGCGCGGCCGCCCTTCAGCGCGTAGGGGATGTCTTCCAACTCAACGCCAACGCCGAAGAACTCATGCGTGATCCACAAGTCGTTGTTGTGGATGTAGCTGCGTATGCCGCACAGCGGATCGTTCGCAAAGCCAAAGTCGACGCCGTAGAAGTACTTGTCGACGATCTCAGGTTCCTCGAACCCTTCGATCGCATAGCGGTCCTTGAAGATAGCTGCTGACGAAATATGCCGGCACATACCCTCCCACACCCAGTCGTACGCGTCTGCGTCTGTCAGCATCATTTGCTTGCGCAGACGATTGAGCGACTCAGGGAACCATGGATTGTCCTGCCAGCCTACCTTCTCGACGAGTGCGTCTGTCGAATGACCTGTGACAAACGTCGCATACATGTAGTCGTCGGGATCAACGGCATTGAAGCTGATCCAAATCTCCGGGTTGATACCGCCACGCTCGCCTCTGATCGTTGGGTCGAGGAGCAGCATGGACTCGCGTGATGTCGTCTGCCCTTCCTCAATCCAGCAAATCGTCACACCTTCAAGCGATCGTATCTCAGCGATGTTACGCTTGAGTCCGCGGAAGATGAACTCACTACCCGTCAGCTTGCATCGTATCGTGCGGTCGGTGATCTCGAAGAACGCTGCTAGTCCGAGTGCGCGTATCTGACCTGCAATGACACGATGCACGCTGTCAGCGATACTCGTCTGGAACTCACGCGTGCAGAGTATCAAATGTTTCTGCACCATCGCACGCCCAATTGCCGCACGTGCAAATGATCGGCTCTTAGCCCCGCCTCGACCGCCCCAGGCGACCCGATATCTTACCGCCTCACCCGCGTCGGTCGTGCTCGCGGATAACAGCTTGCGAAAGCGCGGCGGGAAGCGGATGCGAAGAGGACCAGGACCTTCTGAATCTGTGAGAGCGTCGAGAGGCATGACTCAATTGCCTTGCGCCTCTTGGCCATACGACTTCCCCGACAACCATATATGTCTGGGGTCGCTATTGAGATACCCTGACGACAACCCATCGATCGTTGTCATGTAGATGCGGAAGTCGTAGATGTCCTCGCCATTCGCATAGTCACAGCCACAATTGATGACTGCCCCCGAGTTGACGAATGTGTCGTAGGCCTCGCCGCCAAGCGCTGCCCAAAAGTCGACGCCATTCTTATGCACAGATAGCACGAGGTTGAGATTGACCATTAGCGGCGCGCCAAAGTTCATGACCCAACCCTGTGCGCACCAGTCAATATGACCGGCTTGCGGCTTCCACTGGAAGTTGACGTTGTCCCACTCGCCGCCTGTGTCATAGCCCTTCACGCCAGCAAAGTTGAAGTCAGTGCGGCCCTGCATCTTCGTGTAGCCGCCGACAGGACCGTGGGGGATGCCCATCTGCGACAAACTACCATTGGGTCCAGCACGAAAGCTATTGATCATTCGTCCTATGTTCCTTGCAAGTGCAGAGGCTGAGCGCCGGTTCGGGACCTTCAGTCGTCAGGGGAGCCGGGGGAGGAACGCCAGCGCGACCAAAGGGTCGCTCAGCCTCTGCTTCGTTGAGCGCTTAGCTGCGCCTTATAGTGACTCGCGCTTGATGCGCGCACGTTGTTCGACTTTTGCATGACGCACTGCATGGAGTAGTTCAAACAATGACGCATGCGCTAACCAAGAAGCGAAGTCGCGCTTGCGCACACCATCCGACTCCGCATACATCATCAACCCAAGCGTCTGCACATCGCTGCCTTCACGCACTACCATGTGCTGCAAGTCAGCGCGCGGCACAAAGCCTGCTTTCGCCCACTCAACGCGAATTGCGCGACGCATGCGATAGGTAGCGACATGCGTGATCTCTTTGTCTTCATCCGTGCGCGGCGGCCGATGCCAGCTCACTTGTACGTCGCCCATGGATGCGAGCATGGATCAGTCGTCGGCCAGTAGTTCTTCTCAACGGCAATGTTCACGCCGTTCTCGCACTCAATGAGCATCGTGCGTGATGGAGGTGCGGTCGTCAGCACTGACCCAGCAGGCGGGGAATTCTGCTGAGGCCAAGGCGGATCGTTCAACGCCCCCTCATCGCACAGCGTGATCATACCCTTGACATTATCCCACACCATAGTGCATTCCGGCGCAGGCGACGCAGCAATCGTCAGGAGAGCGGCAAGCAAAGCTAGTGCGCGCATTTGACTACATCCTGCAACGCATCCAATGGCAGCGAGTAACGCTCATGCACGAGACGAACGAACTTGTCCGCATCCCACTTGAACGTCAGCACCATCGAGTAGCGCTGCGCCTTCTGCGCATCGGTTGGCTCGTCCGCGTCGCACGTGTAGCACTCAAGCGCAATGTCCGCGAGATCATCGACTGCTGATGCAGGCATCGATGTGAAAGTCGTCAGCGCCTTTGCGGCGCCCTCGATCACCGCATGTATGCGGTTGATGCCAGCACCCTTCGAGTAGGTGACCATTATCGTGTCTTCTCAGCCCCCATCACAAAGCAGTGCGCTGATGCTAGCTGCGTCGCTTGTATCCACTGCGCTGCTAGATCACACGCCTGCAGGTTTGCCCAACCATCCTTGATGGCAACCCCATGGCTGCTCACCGTGATCAGGACTATACCTGCAAGCAAGCCGCGCACGCTACTTGTCCTTGAAGAAGGCACCCAAGAGCGAGTTGATGAAGCTGCCATCGCCTTTCGGTAGCATCAAACCAGTCACCTCACGCAACGTGCGCGGTCCAATGCCGCCAAGCTTACCGTTGGAGCGTGTGCGGCGCATGCTATTGCGACGTTCAGCGCGATAGCGGCGTAGGCTATTCCCTTTCGGCATCAGATCAGTCCCTTCTCTCGCGCGATCCCAGTTGGGATGGTATATACATCGCCGTCACGCTCAACGAGCGCCTTAGGTAACCATACCTTCTTATCGCCATCGCTCACGAGCCATGCAAGATCGGTCTCGTGAACGTAGTCCAAGGTGAGATCAACGATCTCGTCACCCTTCTGCGGCATTTGACTCTCCCTCAGCTAAGGGAGCATATACCCGACGTTCAACGCATGTCCGCACTATGCTGCACATGGCGGGATAGAGACAGGCGCCGCGTAGTGAGCACTGGTAACGATAGGCAATGGCCTCGGGCGCAGGGGACGCATCATGACACGCACTAGCCCAGCCGATCATATTCGCCTGCGCGATCGCTGCGTTGCGCCTATGCGCTCGACGCAAGCACGTGTTGTACCTAGCGCGCCACCAGCGGTATTGCGTGTCAGCGGTAAGCCTGCGCGTCGCACGTTCGCGCTCCATGAGCGTCCACGCTGCGACAAATGCTTTCATTTTGGCAGCGAGTGCGCGACAACGTGCGTACGATTGCCCATACGTTTCTTCGACATGACCTTGTAAGGATGCCCTTTTGGCACATGCAGCTCCATGGTGCCTGGATCAGCATAATCAGTATGCCCTTCAGCTACTGCATGCTTAAGGCTAGTCGCATCTAACCACACGTGCACCTCAACCATCACGCACACTTCCAGGCAGCAAGACCTAGCCCAACGCCTTCATAGAAAGAGCTATCCAAGGCATGCACAAAGTCGTGCTTGATAAAGCAGTCGAAAACAACGTTGGCTGCTACCAGCGATCCCCACAAGATCAACATGTCAATGCGACGCTTGCGGCGCTGCTCACGCACAACGCGTGTGATGGTCTCGAGCAATTGCTCGCTAGTCATGTCTCTTCAAACTCACCATCGAGGATCTCACCCTGCGCCGGACCATTGAAGTCAAAGATCAGCGTAGGTGGCGGACGCAGATTACCATCTGGGTTGTTGATGTCGACCTGACCGCGCTTCTTCCACGTATCCTTCTGACGGTTGGTCAGCCACAACTCAATAGCACCGACATCAGGCGGGTAATGCTCTATGTACGAGGCACGCTTGATATCACCCGTCTTACTGTCGTACCAAAGCTTCTCCGCCGCATGCTCATACCCCTTGGCACGATGGTAGAGCGCATGCGCTACAACACCATCAGCGAGGTCACCACCTTCATTCCAACTACTCGCGAATTCTGCGATACTACTACGCCAGTCTTCTATCGTCTGCGGACTGACTTCAAAGATCTCACATATGCGCTGGTGGGATAAGCCGCACATGCGTAACTTGCGTACAAGATCCGCATACCCCTCGCGATACAATGTAGGGCGCCCCACAGGACGCTCCTTCATCTCGTACTTGCGCTTGCGGCCGAAATGCCCCTTGGGGTACTTACCCGCCATGCGCGGCAGTGATTGACGCTTCATAGTCCATAGTCCCGCAAAGGCTTTAGGGTGCTGCCATCGCCGTTGGATGGTCGAGGAAGGAGAACACTGGCGTGATCTCAATGCGGAGCTGGTTGCTTGCCCCACCATCCCATGACGCTTGGCTGCCTGATGCATCAACCTGCACTGGCATCATCGGCGGATATGCATCGAGTGCTGCCTCGATGATGTCAACGGCTTTCAGCATGATGGACTGTTCAGGTTCAGCCATCTTCATCGATGATGCTTGCCGCTTGATCTCCGCCATGACGAGTGGCGGCCGGCCGGTTACCTTGTAGAAGCTCCACGACATAGTCGATACTCCCCCTTAGTGAATGCAGCGCCAAAGCACTGCTAGCAACATGATGGCGCAACCAATGCCGAATACCGTAGCGAATGACTGCGCGAACAGATCCAAGTATGCGCGTAGTGTCTTCATCGCAGCAGCGGCAAGCTGTGAATGGTGCCGCCAACCAAATTGAGTAGCATGAGAATGACTATCAAGCACGCAATCACGACGACAACAACGCGTGCAGCAGTAGCGAAAGGTTGAGGTAGCGGGATTTGCTGCAACACCCACAGGACGAGCCCGACAAGCAGTCCGACAATGAGTAGATAGATCAGCAGGTAGATCAACTCGTTGATCATGACGTCACACTCCCTATTGCACGAGCTCAACATTGGCTCGATCAAACATCAGCACGACCTCGCGCTGCATCCAACTCATGAGCAGCGCTACCCGTTGCTGATCGGTCCATGTGACGAACCCCTCGCGCAGCATACCAGTCTGATGATCGACTGCGAATGCTCCCTTTAGTATGCGTACCCTGCACCCCTCGAACAGAATAGGGCGCTCGGGATCGTCCATATTGGACATGGACTTGATCTCGTCGATCGCGCCAGGCGGCAGTGCGACGGGACAGTTCTCGCTGTGGGAGAACAACTGGCGTACGCCGCGCGTTGATACTATCTTCTTCCATGGATCGGACAGCAGGTCGAATGCAACAAAAGCGTACCGCGAGAACAATGGCTTAATCGCTGGCGCCTTCTTACTCGTGTAGCGCCGCAGGTAGGTCGGGCAGAACGCCTCAAACCCCTGCTGCATCATATGCGCGACAGCTAGGAACTCGGATCTAGGCAGCGTGTATACGCAATACCATTCGATCGCCATGCAGCACTATCCCCCGTCCGACAGCTAAGTAGCTGCCGCAGACCACAGCGGTACGACCGACTGTAGCCCCGCCAAGCTGTGAACGGGGGAACCTTATAGCGACCATTTTGGTTTGGCTGCAACGCTTTGTTTTTGGTGCAGCATTTACTACGCCTGCATACTGCTAGTGCTAGTCTGACTATAGCTTGAAGTAGATCGCGACTAGCATCCAAAAGATAGCCATGAGAAAGCCTCCTTTGGCTACATCATAATAGCGGGTGAAAGTCGCGATGAAGCACCCGCTCAAGTAGAAGCTACCCCCCAGTATGAGGAAGGGAATGGATGGTGCAGACAGATCTATCACGTCTGCGGACCGATGAAGTGCCCATCCTTCAACTCGCCGACCTTCTCATAGTCCATACCGTGAATCACATGGTAGGCGTAGCCATCGCTGTTGTGCGATAGTGCGAGATACTCGCCGCGCTCCTTACGCTCGAGCACGACCGTCAGGTGATTCTGCAGGTCGTCAGGCAGTGCGTTGCGCGCAAGCAACACGTCACCGACCTGATAGCTTGTGCCGGTCGTGTAACGTCGCGTCGCAGTCAGGAGGGGCTCAATGAGTACGCGCTGCCCCTTGATCATGACGGATGCAACAGGCGGTTGCTGCTTTGGACCTACGGCAGGGCGCGGCTTGATCTCGACGAGATCGAGGTACTCTTCAGTCAACCAGCAGCGAATGTCGCCGATCGAAGGGATTTGGAACAGTACGCTCCATGTGTTCGTCTGTGGGTCGAGACGCTCAAGCATACCTATCTCCTGGCGCTGCGCGAGCATGACCAAATGACGGTTCTGCTGCATGCCGCCAACGGGATTTGGCGGGACTTCCTTGATTGTGACGCGTGAACCTGCTCTGAAGTCAGACATGGGGATCTCCTTGCGATTGTCGTAGCCGAAGTGAACGATTGGTGGCCAGGGGCTCATGGTTGCCAGCTATGTAGTGCTCGCGCCTCTTGATGCGCGAAAGCGCGCAAGCGGTCCGCCTCATCATCGGTAAGCCCTTGGATTCGGCCGCTCTCAGGCGAGTAGTGCTTCGCGAGCAACGCGGCATAGATACTGGCTGCTACCAACAGCAGCACATCCCTGAAATCATCCATGATGTACCCGCCGCACAAGCGCTAGCGCGCCAAGCGCTAATGCTAGTATGAACGCACTGCGCGGTTCAGGCGTGCCAATTGAAGGCGGGAGAGGAGTACCCTCAACGCATTCGTGCAGCGCAGCATCCCAATGATGAGCTGGTTGACACGGATGATCCTCGACAGGCGTTGTCTCAATGGCGACAATACCTGGCGTGATTATGCCGAACAGCGGGAATGCTGGTATGAACGCGCCCCCTGGTAACTCCCCGCCGCCAAACCCGAAGGGTGCTTGCGGTACAGGGAATCCAAATGGCGGCCACCATGCTGCGTTGCCATTGTCTGCATTGGACAAGGGAGGCGGCGCAGCCATACCTACTGGTGGGACAGGAGGTGTTGGGAACTGTGCTGTTGCTGGTGGTGGGCATGCAACAACGAGTGCCAGCACAATGGTGGCTGGCAATGGTGGGGTTCCTGCATGCCATGCAGCAGCTCCCCATCTGGCGATCACTTCAGCTTTCGTATAGGCATGCTTGGCAACTAACACGATGCAATCACTGGCACTCGGCATCTCCTGACACTCCATAGGCTCGCATGCAATATACCCCTGTCCCCACCAATACCAATACGCTGGCGACGGGGCGCTTGCCCCGTCGCATGTTCCGAAGCGTATACGCAAGCGAAGCGCAGCGTATACGCGAAAGGAACATCGTCATGCATGCGTGTGCTAGTAGTAGGTCTAGCGGCCTAGACATGGTACCCCCTACATCCAGTCTCGGTAGCCAAACCGACCCCCATTGTCACTGCGCTGCGCTTCGCTCCGCTTGTTCGTGGGGACCTGCACGACCTTGCAGGTCGTGCGTCCAGTCATTGGTTGTCTAAGCATGAGTTGCGGTAGCTGAAGGGATCGTTCAAACGATTCCAAAGCTATCAGGACACACGTACCCCATGCCGGAGTACGTAGTATCCCGCAGGACAGTAGTGCCAAGCCCCTCCTTGTGCAGGTCAGCGGTCTCACAAGTCGATACATCTCCCCGCGGTTTCTGCCGCGTTGCAAGTGGGAGGGAGTCCGGTGGGAGCAGTACGTATCTGACGGC